GAAGCGCCCATTGCTGTTGCGCTCAAAGTCATACTCCTGGGGAATCGAAACCTCCTGCAGCGCCGGCATAACCTCACCCTGCAGCAGCTCTTTATGATCGTTGTAATCACCCTTGGACTGCGGCATGAATACCTCAGCCTGGCCACCCCCAGATTTAACAGCCTGGGCAGCTTTGATTGCTTCCTTCTCACCCGTGCTGTTGTCGTCGAAATCCGCGATGAATACATGCTTGGCCTCACCGAAGTGCTTGAATATCACCTCAGCTACCGGAGCCAGATTGTAAGCATCAAAGCTCACCACCACCGGCTGGTTCATATCCTGGTAGTAACTAGCTGCAGTGGCATAACCCTCACAGTAGTTGATAGTGTGGGCATCCTTGAGCAGCTCCTGGCCCAGGATGAAGAAGCTGGCCTTCTTCTTGGAACCAGTGAGGAACATCTTCCCCCCACCATCGTCAATATACTGAAGACCAACAATGACCAGGGCAGAGTCCAAAAGCGGAATCATCAGCCGGCCATCATTATGCTGCTTGAGCCCAAAGCTGGGCACGTTCTTCTTGGTTAGGTATGGGTGCTCAGTACACGCTGCAGCAGCCTCCCAAATATTCTGGCTGCGCTTGGCAGCTCTGTTGTTACGCTCTTCCTTCTTTGCCTGGGCTTCATCCTGCAGCAGCTTAATCTCTTCTCGCTGCTCATCAGTCATCTTATAGTTGCCGCTGTTGTTCGGCTTCCAGGTTGCAGTTGGGTTGGCACTGTCTACTCGGTAGTCACCGCAGCGGCCAAAGGGGATTGATTGATCTGCCCAGAATTGATACCAGCCAGTGAGCTTATGCTTACCATCGACATCCATGTAAGCTCTACCTATACTTCCATCGACCAGCAGACCCTTCTTATGGTCCAGCTGCAAGCCATTTTCTGCCAGGAACGCCTCAAACTCTTGCCTGAAGTTGCCCGTTATGGGCCTAGATTTATCTTTTGGATTAGTTGCACTGACTAGAAATGACATTATTTTGTTGATCCTCCGCGTAGAATGTGTAGAATAGTGCAAAGAGTTACAAACAACAACCCATAAATGAGAGGAATTGTAAAATGGCACTAACAGCAAGCGCAGGATCGGGCGGCGAATCAACCTTTGAAACCGTACCACCAGGCTCTTACGAGGCAATCTGCTATCGACTTGTCGATGCAGGCACAGCGGAAGAAGATTACAAAGGAGAGATATCCAAGAAGCATAAAATTTACATCTTCTGGGAAATCCCTGAGCTCACACTGAGCGATGGCCGACCGTATTCTATCTTTCATGGGTACACCTTGTCACTAAATGAGCGAAGTAATCTACGGCGAGATCTCCAGGCATGGAGAAACAAGCCGTTCACTGAAGATGAGCTGCAGGCTTTTGACCTTACAAAGCTCCTGGGAGTTACCTGTAAGATCAATGTGGTCCTAAACAGCAACGGCAACGCTAAGGTCGATGGCATATTCTGCTCAGACAACGGCGCCAAGCGTGTAGAAACAACCAACCCAACCTCCGTGTTTGACCTGGAAGAATACTGCAAAGAATTCACCGGCGATGCTACTGAAGCCAGCAAGCAAATGTGCGATGTATATGAAGAGCTGCCACGCTTCATTCAGTGGAGAATTGGTGGTTGCGATGAGCCCGATAAAGACCAGGTGCGCCCATGCTTTGAAGTAGCAGCAGCTCAGAAGAAGGGTGAACCAGCCCCAGCAGCAGCGCCACAAAGAACCACTGGCCTGGAAGCTATGGCCAAGGACCAGGCAGCAGCTGCAGCAACCGCTGCGGAGATTGCCAAGAATGAGCCCTTAATCGACGACGACATTCCGTTCTAGGGGGCTGTATGAAGGTTCAATTAAGTGCAGACGAAGCGAACAACCTGCTGGTTATGCAGCGTGCTCTTGGGCTGACCAATGTTGCAATGTCCGAGCGCCTGGGTGTTAGCCCTGGTGTTTGGTCAAGGGCAATGGATGGTCAAAAGGTCAGGCTAAGCAGCTATAAAAAGCTCACACAGATCTCCGTAACCGTTGACCCAGTTGACGATCAAATGTGCCAGGCTCATGACATGGTGAACTCACCAAGCCATTACGCTGACTCTGAGATTGAATGTATTGACGCCATGGTTGCAGCCTTTGGTCTGGAGCGGGTGCAGCAGTACAGTGAGATTGCATCATTCAAGTACCAATGGAGATGCGGCAAAAAGGCCCACAACGAACCCAACCAGGATAAGGCGAAGGCGGTGTGGTATCTACGTTACTCAATGGGGGACGACCCCCGAAAGGATTAGTATGGATTTTAAACCAGGTATTTATGAAGACCTTGATTACCCTACCTATGACTCGATACCAGCGTGGAGATCCCACGATTTAACCTCTATAGCCAAGTGCCCGTTTACCTGGAAGAACCGTAAGTTTAACAACTCGCCGGCTCTTCTGGAGGGCAGGGTCCAACACACAGTCTTCCTGGAGCACCATAAGTTTCATGAAGAGTTTGCCCTGGAGCCCAATGTAGACCGGCGTACTAAGGTGGGCAAAGATGAATATGCCGACTGGTTATCAACCGTGGGAGACCGCACCCCCTGCAAGCAAGATATGTATGAAGTCTGCATGGAGCGGCGAGAGGTGGTTGCTGAGTACATCCCTAAGCCTGAGCACCGAGTAGAGCTCACACTTTGCTGGGAGTGGTTAGGGCAGCCATGTAAGGGTAAGCTAGATTGGCATACCGGTACTGATATTTGGGACCTGAAGACATGCCGAGACGCATCTCCCAGGGGATTCAAGTCGGCTATCAACAGCTTCAAGTACCACCAGCAAGCAGCCTATTATGTTGCCGGCTGCCGAGCTGTTGGCCTGCCCACTGAGAAGTTTTACTTCCTGGCTCAAGAGAAGATGGCTCCCTATCCCTATGCTATCTATACCTTGTCAGACGAAGCCATAGCCTACGCTGACGCTAAGAATGAGCAAGCCCTGGCGATAGGCATGGCCTGCAGAGAGAGCGATATATATCTGCCGTATAACCAGGAAGGAATTAAGGAGTTTGATGTAGGTGATCTTTACTAAAGAGGACCAGGAGAAGGAGGACCTTTGGGCTGCTCAGAAGAAGTATTATGCAGCCAGGTCTGTATGGCGTAAGCGCTTCCAAGAAGTCCCCAGTGGACGCCATGGCAAAACTTGGGGCCAGTGGTTCGAGAAGATGTTTGGAGAGAACCTGGAGGCTTACGCTCAGCGTATGGCCAAAGAAAAGCCTGGGTAACCAGGCTATTTATTTCTAAATCTCCACCAATCAACTAGGTTTTGAATCACTAAGACCGCAATTAAACAGTCTAAAAAAAGTAAAAAATCAATCATCGCAGGTTTTGCACCAGGGCATTGGCCTGCCCTCCTCGTCATCCTCAGTAGTAAGCTCCTCGCCACACTTCTCACAGAACTCAGCCTCAACCCAGTCCAGGTCACCGTGGTGCCAGTCTGGGTCTTTCCACTCAGCCATCACCATTCAATCCTATCGTGGATTGCAACCGCCCCATGGAAGGGAGCACCTAACAGCTCTTCACACTTCTTGGTGAAACGGCTGTCGCTGGTCGCTGCATAGTTTCCACCAAAGCAAGTCCATTTCTTCCCTGCATCTTCCGGCTCGATTCTCAAGATCTTTCTGCCGCCCCACGGCTCTGCCATAACCAAGACAGCAGCGGGGTGCTTATCACTGGGATCAAATGGACCATCGACGTTGGTGACACATAACGTATTGGCCTTGCTGCTGATACCGCCAGCGGTGCAGTCCACATCACCGAAAGGCTCGGCACCGTAACTTGTCTTATAAACACTAACTAACATACCCATTAGAACCACTCCTTTTGACCAGTAATTGCATTACGCATTTCAAGAACAACAAAGGGGCACATCACATCCATCGTTTGAGTGCCCGCCCACTCACAAGCCAGGTCCCAGTTGGGGAACCGCATGACCTTGAAGTCATCCTGGCCGTTCTTCGCACCTTTGCAGTGAAAGGTATCCATCTCAACAGTAATCATCACTCACCCCCCTCAGCTTCGATCATCTCATCACACAAGGCCATTGCCTTGTTGAAGGCATCAGTGGCCTCCTCATCTCTACCGCACTGCATCATGAAGGCCATGAACTGCAACTGAAACTTGATCTTCGCAGCTGGACCTGGGTTTTCCTGGACCTCGTTACCGAACATGTCTATTGCTTGTCCCATCTCACTCTCTCCTCAAATTGATTAATTACCCTACATACATATAATAGCACATACCGTGTCGTTGTACACATATTTGCACATTACACCTAGACCGATAAGTAATAAGGATTTAACTTCATATGCTTTTTTATTCTATACATATTTGTGCAAACACTTGCACAACGACACGATATATGTGAATATAGCTATGTGGTAATCAATTAGCAATTAAGGAGATCGAGATGAGAAGAACAATGACTAGAGAATTTTATATCCCAGGGGACTCTGTTGAGGTTAAGCCAGAAGGTGTTGATGCGGTAGCCTACTACTATGACAGTGGTGCCGGTAAGCCAGCTGCCATGATCTTCATCGGCAAGCAGCAGAAGCCAGCCAAGCACTACTCTTTCAAGAGCGTCGAGCGAAGAGAGGAGTATGTCCAGGAGATCTTCGGTAACGTCAAGGCCAACGCAGAATACAAGAAGGAGAAGGCCGCCAAGGCTAAGGCTGCCAAGGCTGAGGCTGCCAACACTGTAAAGGTTGGAGATATCTTCGATACTTGCTGGGGCTATGACCAGACCAATGTTGAGTTCTACCAGGTAGTCGCCAAGAAGGGTCAGGTGATCGACGTAATCAAGATTGGCCAGGTGACTGTGGAAAGCAACCAGAGCTGTGACTATGTTGCCCCAAACCCTGAGCGCAAGATAGGAGAGGTCATGACCAAGAGGATCAACCAGTACGGTGGTTTCAAGGCTCATGAGTGTAGCAACGCCAGCCCTTACGGCGGGCAGCCTAAGTATCAAACCGCCTGGGGTTACGGACACTAAACCAACAGCCCCCTTCGGGGGGCATAGGAGATCAATGTGAAGTATTCAAAAGTTTTAGATTTATGGCAGGAAGGCGTTCAGGAAGATATTGAGTCTGGCCAGGTCAAGCTGCAGCGAGGGCAATGGTTGCGATGTGGGCCATCAGGTAAACCATGCAGGTTTGTCGGTCTGTCCTGCTCCAAGTCAATCTGGGTCACTCACTGGCAGGGCAGCGGTAAAGCCACGCTTGAGAAGTTTATGTCCGCTGTGAAACTTCAGCAGCACAGAGATCACTCAACCTCTTCATAAAGATGTTGGTTTCGGAGTTTGTTATGCAGCCAGAACACCAGGAGATATCTGTCTCCGCTCTCTACTGCCAGGCCCCTATGGAGGTTAGTAAAGGACGGGAAGATCAGGGCATGGCCAGAGGGCAAAGGCTTGAGCGTTCCATGATTATGGAATTCAGTACCGCCACCGACATACCCTCCAGTGTTCAAGGGAATAACCACCGAGATATCTGCAGACTCATCGTGGTGCCAGGCACCCTTCTGCTTGTCCTTGGGGTTGTAGTTTGCTATCTGAACCGAGGAGATATCAAAGCAATCTCTCTGATACAGGCTGAGGAATATGGGGTTGAGAACCGTCTGCACAACAAACCACATCCGGCTATAGAGCTCAGGGCAGTGGTCCCGCAGCACAATCTCTGGGATCTGCCGCAGCTCATCCTCATCATCGTTTGGTTTAAAGGCTACATGCTGCTCCATGAGTTTGATCTCTTCGACCATCATCTTGCACCACTGACGGCGGAAGAGGGGAACCGTATAAATCTCAGGAAACACCTTCTTGCACATCTTATGGATTGGAGTTTTACCCAGGTCTTCACGACCTTCACTAGCCCTGTACCTGGCTATGTCTGGGATAGAATCCTGGACGGCATCATACAGGGCGTGGTTTATAGGCCAATTCGACTGCATTGAAAGAAGATAATTCTTTATTTGATAAGTCATAGTTTGCATATTCTTACACAAAACTATAAACTGGTCCAGACAAATTTGACAGGAATCATAATGACTACTTTAGAAGATAAACCACAACCAGATCGCCAGCGCAAAAGCCTGGCTGTTGACCAGCACACCTATGACTTGCTGCAGGAAATTTGCTTCGATCAGCGGCGCTCTAAGATTGACCAGCTCAAGATTTTAATTGAGCATGAGCACGATAGATTGTTCTTAGCTGCAGGGATCCAAGGGTGAACCTTTTTAGTAAGCCAGGGTCCCAAAGGCCAATACCTCAGAGCTACAAGCCAGTGCTTGAGTCCTCCGAAGTTATTGACTTGTTTGCTAGATTGACCTTGCATCAACAGGCAGCATTGTTGCGACTGTTAAGCCGCAATATGGTTATTGACCTGGGTGACGATAATCGTTACATGGGATATGAGTTTGATTACAACGTCAGCGGTGCAGTAATTTCTGTTACCCCATCCGACGACGAAGATTAAACCAGTCCGGCAATACCCGATCTACCAGCCTGCATGCGCGAGGCTAATTCTCTGTCTGCGTCATTTGGTAATACAGTCGGTGATAGCGCCGATTGAAAAGAGCCAGGTGCGCTTATTCCACCAGTAGCAGGCAACGGCTCAAACATTGATCCAGTTGCAGATCCTACCTGGGGAATCTTAACACTGTCCAGGCTCGCCATGAGCTCTTCTCTATTTGGCAGCAGCTTGTCTGCAGTGCTCTTTGGAACAACCTGGCGGAATGCCGCTTCATTGTTCTCAGGGATTGCATTAGGCTTTTGCTGAGATGTAGAGCTCTCCCATTCCATTGGCTCAATAGCATCCTGGCTCAGTCCCTGAATAACACCCTTCACCTCATCACGAATATCAGGATTAACTTCTGATATCTGCACCAGGCGGCGGATGTGCTGCCCAAAAGAATTAGGCTTAAACGCTGCAATCTCAACGCCTTCAGATAACCACTTCACAAACGATGGGTTTGTCATTAACTTAGCTGAGGCATAAGGAGCTATAAGGCCGCTCAAGCCAAATTCAAAGCCATCACCTCCAATCAACTTACCTGTTTCAGCAGCCAGGGGGCCAAAGGTTCCCATTGCCCCTAACAACCTAGCAGTGCCGGATGGGTTAGCCATTTGCTGAGCGGTCTTACCTACACGATTAAGAGTAAATATCAGATCATCGAGAGCTGGTGCCAGGTCGGCATATTCTGTTCCGCCAAATAGAGCTGTCTTTGCTTCGGGAGATATTTTTTCCCAGCGCTTTACAAATGTGTGTGGAGAAAATCCCTGACCGACCATGGACTCTCCAGCCTCTCTAGCCATCGACTCACTAACGTCTAGTGC